GCCCACGCCAGGCATTCCCCCGTTGCGGCTGCCGTCACCGCAGATCTTTTCCCGTTCAGCTGTGATGCGCCCTGTTGGATCGTCCTTACCCTCTAGTCTCGGCAAGCTAACGATGCGCCAGTTTGTCCGTCTGCTAGTGCCGTTCGCTTGACTGTCGTAAACGCCAAATGACGTGTCACCACTTGGTGAATACGCCATGCAAAAACCTTCATCAATCTCCCCATCGGCTGTGGGGCAGGTGAAAACGTCATCAGCCTGTGTTGGGTCTCCGCTGTCAGCTGTGCCCCTCGTCCCCAGGATTAGATCGCTGGCTTTCAGCCTGTTATTGCCCTGCGTTCGGCGGTAGTAAACGGCGTAATTAAAATCACTGAGCTTCGAAAGCGATTGCGTGCCGACATAGATGCTCTCCGCACTTGGCACGGCTGAGCCAAACTCTCCAGCTGCATACAGCAGTTTTGCAATCTGCTGGCTGCCGTAACTGAACAACCTTGACCAGACCAGGCTTGGCGTGACAATGATTCCGCCCGACGTAATCCCATCCTTGTTGACGTACTTGCCAAACGGAATGGGCACAGGGGTCGCCCAGGTGGCAATCTCTCCGATGCTGTCGAAGCCATAGGTCGAGTTGTACCGAGACGGTCCGGTCAGGTCGTTTTGCCTGATCTGCTTTTGCTCTCGGTCGTCCTGCCTTGGCGCTTTTGGTTTGGGCATGAGCAAATAGCTCACACCTGTCAGTACCAGGCCGATTGCCAGGTTGATCAAAATAGGTGTAACCGGCCCAGCCTGCACATCAGGAATGTGGTCGTATGCCGCTGGTCTGACTCTGCCCTTACGCTCTACTTCCTTTTTGAACAGCAGATATTCGTCATCTGTCAGGCCAATCGTTGCTGCTAACTGTTTCTCGAACGGAAGCAGTACCGGACGGTAGACCTTAGGCGACCAAGCGGCTGCCAAAGCACTCTCTCGGTCATCGCGCTGACGATCAGAATGCCCGAATCCCATACAACCCCAAAAACAACGCTGTCGCTGTTGATCAGCACCACATCACCATCGTAGGCGGGGCCAGAAATTCGCTCGCCCCAGTGGAGCAAGTCCCGAAGTATCTCCCTGTCACTGGCTTCGTACCAGCTCTGCTTAAACGCTGGGGTGCTGATACCGATGCAGCGAAGAGTCTCGTAAACAACGTGGATGCAATCAATGCCGTCGGCACCATCACCGCCAAGGCGGTAACGCATCCCCAATAGGTCAAATGGAGATGCGATTGGTCGTTGGTAGGTGGCCACAGAGGTTCAGGTTGAGTTTGCGGTTTGGTGCGTTGCCCCGGACAGCGTCAAGCACGCTGTTTAAACGCAATGAGCCAGCGCTGTCGTCCCAGGTGCCAGCAGTGACTTGGCCGGTGTAGTTGTAAAGCAGGCGTGTTGATGCCTCGTCTTTTGTTTTCTGTGGGTCGTCTGGATCGACCAGCACTACGCGCACACGAGCCAGCCAAAATTCTTCGATTGCTCTCACTGCCCAAGCGCGGGTCAGCGCGGTGTTGGGGAATGCCAGAGCTGAATCGATGTTGCCGCCGCTGCGGTCCACCGTGATGCCGCTAAACCCAAACGGCAAAAAATTATGGTCACCGTTGACCCAAGGCACTGTTTGGCCGATGTAGAAATTTTGGAAGCGGTACTGCACCGCGACATCAGGGATGGTGAACGTCAGATATTGCCCTATTGCGTAGGTTTCGCTGGTAAAAACTGCTGAACTCGTCATTACATTCCGATCTTGCGACGTGCGCCGGGATTCATCTGCAGCCTACGCATTGTGCGGGCTTCGCCTGCCTTGCTGGCCTGCGCAACGATGGCGGGTAGTTGATCCTTTCTGACAAATTCGTCATTGCCAATCTGCGTAATACCGCCCTCGACAGTGATTGAAATTGGAGCGTCGGCGGTAGCAACACCCCCACCCCCTCCTTCTGTTGACCCTGGTCCGTCAATGACTGCATCGCCACGGGTTCCGCTGGAGTAACGCGCCATCGCACTCTCCATCTTGGAGGCGGGAATGATGTACTCCGGTTCGCCGCCTTCACCAACAACGGCAGGCGTGGGGCCGGTGACATAACCACCCTCCGCGTAGCCACGAGTAAGTACCTTCTCCCATGGACCAAAGAAATTTTCTTTCGTTTTCTCAAGCGGTGCGCCGGGGCTTTTCATCCCAGCAAACGATCTGGCGATCCCGATTGCGATGTACTGCGCGATCATCGTCGCGGCTGTTTGAATCAGCATGTCAGCAATGCCGTTTAAGAAGTCGGCAAATGCCTCCTCCGCTGTCTTCGTTCCAGCGACAACATCACGTAAACCTTGAGTCAGGCCGTTTGCAAACGCTTGGGCATACGGCGTGGCTGCCCGGAGCACTTGGTTGAATTTGAGCTGTGCTTGCTCAGCTGCGAATATCTGAGGCAACATCTGCTCCCAAACATCTTTTTCTTGCTGCAGCACATTTATTCTGTCTTGTGCGTCTTCTCTTACAGATTTATCTGCACTGGTTGCGAGCACTCTTTGTAGTTCTAGCTGATTGTTAATATCAGCCAGTACATTCTCATAACGCTGTGCTTGCGCTAACGCTTGTGCATTGCGTTCATCCAGGTTTTGGTTGCCCGAGGGTGCTGTTATGCCCGCTAACTCTTGGGATAAGCCTCGTTGTAGTGAATCTATTCCCTGTCTTGCCTGTATGGCTTGAGTTTCCTTTGCTAGCTCTAAGGATTCTCTCTGCAGTACAAGTTGATCTCTCTCAATAGCTCTCTGTAAATCAAGTGTTTGTAGTTTTTCCGCTTCTACTCTGGCGTCTTCTGTAGCGAGAATAATCTGGTTACGCTTAAGTGACGTGATTTTATCAAAATTGTCTAACTGTATTTGAACTTGACTTAACTCTGTTTCTCCCAGAGTTTGTAGTTTTACCTCCAGCTCAAATTGCTTTGCTTTTTCAGCACTTATTGCTTTTTGCGCCTGTAGTTCCTTTCTTGCGGCTTGGTCAGCACTGCCAGCACCTTTATTGGCTAGCCTTGCTTCTAGGTCAGCTTGACGCTGTTTCGCAGCTGCAACTGCGTTATCTATCTCTGCTTTCTTAATAGCAGCTTCCGCAAAAGCTAGTTCAATTAAACGCGCATCACCTTGAGCTTCAATTATAGCTAAACGTGTTTCTTCTGCCGCAATTGCGCGTTTTGCAGTAACAACAGACTCGTTTAATAGGTCATTGTTCCCTAACTCTATTATTAAACGCTGCTTTGCTAAGACTAAATTTGACTCAACTTCTCTTGTCTTCTCAGCTTCTGTAGCAGCAATAAGCCTATTAGTTTGCTCAGTTTGTTTTATGATGTCTAACTCAGCTTGACGAGCAGCAATAGCTTGCTCAGCTTCAAATACTTTGCTACTATCTCCACCAAATAATATGCCTCTATTAAATCTATCCCGCTCTTCTATAAGTCGTGCCAGTGTCGGATCGTTTCCTCTATTCTCTAATCCCCGATCCCTGTTTCTTACAAATTCGAGGTTATCAGCTAAAGCGCGTAGTATACCTGTTTTATTTATTATGTCTGCAACAGCTGCGGATATGGAAGTAAGCGCAATCGTAAGCTCGTTACTTAATCTAAGACTCTCTTCGCCAAACTTCTCTAAGGAATCGACTGCATCCTGTCCGATCGCCCGCGACAATGCTTCAGTAGCTTCAGCTAAAGCAGCTTCTTTACCTGCCACGCTTTCATACTCTTGAATTAGCTTGCCCAGTGCTGAACCACTAAGTCCTGCAGCTTCTGCAACTTTCTCAAAATCACCTGTAAGCGGATTTAATGCCTGCCCTAACTCTGCAGCCTTTGTGATGAACTGATCAACTTGTTGGCCAATAGCACTACCAAGGATCTGACCGCCGAAGCCGCCTCCGCTACCTATCAAACCACCAGCAATAGAGCCCACTCCACCGCCAAACAACAGTGGGAAACCAACACCAAGCGCTGCTTGCTGGAGCCGACCAGGGCCACCTCTTCTTGTTCTTGCTTTGGGTCTACTTGGCCCTATGGGGCTTAGATACTGGTTTGACTTACCAGCTAAAAAGCGTTGTTGCCTTTTTAGTTCGCCTGTAACTTGCGCTTCATCACGTAAACGCTCTCGTACTAAATCGCGGCGTTTTTTCTCTAAAGAAACAAGCCCGTTCGTGAGTGAATTTTCCTTGTTTAATCTTGCTGTTCGTTGGGCTATAAGATTGTTAGTTCTATCAACTAAACTATTTATTTTTCTGGATTTTTGAACAACTTTGTCAAATGCTTTATCGTTAATAGCAACTCTAAAACCTTGAGGATTTCGTAATTTTTCTAATCTTTGCTCTACAATTTTTGCTTTATTATCTATTCTATTAAAGAAATTCTCTACTTTTGTTAGCTGCTGCTGTACTCCTTTGGTTTTTACCTGGAGGAGAATATCAGCAGGAAAAGTCGCCACTAGAGCATTGGCACTAATGGCTTAAGTCTAGCGGCGGCCTCTTCGGGCCTTTTTCATCGCCTTCTCTTGCTCCTCGTTGATGTGCCCGAAATAGGCGCTCCAGAGCAGTAATTCCTCTTCGGTGACCTCTTCTTGGAGGCGGCGAAGGCTCATTCCGAGTTCCTTCGCCACTCCCA